TGCGTCATTGTAATCCTCGGGGAGCATCGACTGCCCGACACCGAGAATACCTGCGTCTTTGAACGCAAGAGTTATGATGTCATTGGCAGTCGTTGCCATTTATTAACCCTCTTTCTTAGCAGGCGTCGGCAGAATACTGGCTTTCGCTTTTTCCTGCCCAGCTTTGAGTTCTGCAAGCTGTTTTTTTGCAGCTTCTAATTCTACAGCTTTACGCTCAAGTTCAGCCTGAAGTTCATCTTCACGCGAAATATGCGCCCCCGGCGAACCTGTGGTGATAAATTCAACTTCTTCCCGAGCATCAGCTACGATAATTGGAATGTTCTTTTTGTCATCCCGATAGCCGACGACTTTCGGATATTCCATAAATTTATAATCTGGAAAATCCATGTTTTCATAAACGCCCAGATACTGCTGTTTTGCTTTAGCCATTTTACTCGCTCCTTAAAGATGAGAGGGGCATTTCTGCCCCTCCCTTTGGGATTAGATAATGTCCGCGACGACCACGGCCCATTCCGGGCGAACCCAGAGATAACCGTAAAGAACGTCCAGACGGGTGATGAACTGATCCGACTTAATGTCGAAGCCCGTCACCATACGGAGAGACACGCCGTCCATACGCTCACGCGCAACTTCCTGCATGTTCTTCGGCATTTCCAGATCGGCAGTCGCCATCGTAACCGCATCGGGGATGAACGCGATGTTCTTACGATAAACCTGGCCCGTCAGCGTCAGGCTGTTAATGGCAGCGCCGTTGGCGGGCGAAGCCGTAACCGTCTGATACTGAACCGTCGAACCACCGGACGGCGGCACAATCGCGGGATAAATGCCGAGGACACCGCCAGCGTAGCTCGTAACAACGAACTGCTGCAGTTCACCAGTCGTAACCTTGGTGATGCGGTTGACCGCGTTCACGCCAGCAAAAGTGATGATGTCGCCAACCGTGAAGGAGGACGCGCCAATCGTCACGTTAATGCTGGTGCCGGTCTGGTTCGCGCCGTTGACGGTCGGGGAGACGCCAACAACATACGTGCCAGTCGTGTGCTTGATGACAGTCTGATCCTCGAACCAGTCGAAGCCAATCGCGTTATAAACTTCACCCTTGCGATACTGCTCAGAGATTTCCGTCGCGGGGTTCAGCAAGCCGGACAGGCTCTGCACCGTGCGGGCCATCGAAACCGGGTCCAGAATGAACTTACGGTTATCGGTGGGGGCCGAACGCAAGGACAGCAGCGCCTTAGCCTGCAGCCAAGTGTCGAGCGTCGGACGAAGCAGATTGCCCGCAGCGTCAAAGTTACCAACGAGGTTAGAAACGCCGCCTTCAACGCCAGACATAACGTCCGCCGCAACCGCGCCCACCAGATTGTTGACCGCCGGAGCAAGAATGCGCTTGGAGTAATCGTCCAAGCTCATCGTGCGTTCAGCAGAATTGAACGACACGTCAACGCCCTTCTGGGTCGCCAGCGTCAGGGTGGTGGACTGTTCCGCCGTATCCTGAATCTGCGCAACCGGACCCGTGCGAACGGTATAATCGTTCGGCAGGCGGATACGCAGGCTCTGGCCGATCTTCGCGCCGGTAATGGCGAACTGATCGTCATACTGCGTGTCGATATGCTGCAGGAACGAGTTGGTGTTGACCCAGAGGCGAACGGCCTCACGGGTAATCATGTTAATTGTTAAGAGTGAGTTAGACATTTTACTGACCTTTTGTTAAAGCGCGGACGCGCCATGAGTGCCAAAAAGCAACGGGGGAGTCCCCTGCGTTTCGACGGTGCCCGCGTCCGTCACTTTATCGGGCCAGCCCAGACTGTTTACCCCACAGTCAGAGAGGGGGAACCGTAAGGTGGTTCCGCCTACCTTCTACGACGAGCAGATTGCTCGTTGCGTAATCTCGCCCATTCTTCCATAGATATGTTAGGATCGTCAAGTGTCGCCGGGGCGCTGCCGATACCTTGCACCTTTGGAGTAATGGGAGGAGGAGCCGAACTTACACGCTTCGGTGAGTTCAACCCACTCGCAACCTTTGCCACCGCCACAGCCTGCCTTGTCGGCGGAAGCATCGCAATCCGCGCCGCCTCATCCGGGTTCTTTGCCAGATGATAAAGCACTTCCTGCGGATTTCCGGTTTCAATGGCGGCTTCTGTTAAAGTGGTAGGAATGCCGCCTAAAAGCTGCGCCATATTATTAAGCTGCGGAGCCCAGTCGCCATACTTGGAAAGGCCGTCATTCCAAATTTTATCTGTCGTGTCTTTCCAAGCCTGATGTTTGGCAAGTTCCTGGGCCTGCCGATGAATTTCCAACTGCACGGTGCGGGGATCGTAACCAGCTTCCTGCGGCTGTTCATAAGCCTGCGGCTGCTGATAGTATTGAGCCTGCTGCAGTCGTTCTTCAAGTTCACGCTTTTGGCGAGTAAGCTGGCCGATGCGGTCAAGCAGACCCTGCGGGGGTTTCGCAGAGCTTTCATCGGGAGCAGCATCGTGGGGAACGCTATCTGCTACCGTTTCTTGACCAACATCGGCCACAACGGGAGCCTCGACAGCGGCTGGTGCCTCTGGCGGTGCCGCGCCCTGCTCTCCGTCACTTTGGCGCATCGCGCCTTCCCAAAAATTCAGCATCAAAGTTTTCATGTTAGGCTCCTGCACCGTGTTTCATTTGAAGGACGCCCTCACGTCCTCGACGCAACGTAGCGTCTTTCACCAAGGCATCATATATCTCTTGCTTCAAGTTGTCATCCATGTTCGTAGTCAATAACTGCGTCAAAGTGGTCCTAGCAGCATCAAGATAAAGCGCCCAGCAACTTGAAACATACGCTTCACGATCTGGATACTTTTCATAAAAATCGTTTGAGCGTCCAGCATTCTTTTCATAGACTTCCTGCGCCATTTCCATCGCAGTTTTCGCCACCAGTTTATGGGCATGTGCGCCTTTTCCCGGCAACCTAATCAACGGCTCTCTTGACATTCTTGGCTCCTTTAGTGTGAAGGGGGAAGTTCCCCCTTCTGTTAATACGGCCACGGGTTTGTGGCGTAATATTCTTGAGTGTTGCGGCCACGTTCGGCCTCACCTTGCCCTGAGATACGATCAATTAAACTCGTCACAAGGTAGTTCAAGTTGCCTTCCCAACCTGTATCACCCAGTCCTTCTGGACGAGTTGGCGGAAGCGGCACAGCTTTCTGCCCGCCGCCAACCGCCCCACCGCCAGCCGCACGTCTTCCTGCACCTTTTGGCATTTCCGGCCCAGCGCCTTGTCGAGCACGGTTAATAAAATTCATTCCTTCTGCCCCCGGCATAATACCGAAAGTCGGATAACCTTCTGGCGAAGTGCCATAAAGCGGAGATGCAGGAGCAACATTAGATGGCTGCATGGGATTATTCGACAAAGACGAAACTGGACGCTCCGTGCGATCTGCCATATACATCACGCCCGGACCTGCTGCCACACCCAGTCCTGCCCCAAGTGGACCAAATCCCCGATAACCACGCTGTGTTCCAGCACCAAACTGTTCAGCCGCACCCATCGACGGGGTGTATGTGCCGCCTTCCATCGTGAAGTTCGGACGATAACCCATTCCATAAGGTATCTGGCCTTGCGGCGGAACTTCTGAGAACTCCCCTTCTATCAGCGTCGGACGCATTCCACGACCCTGTGCCATCGTCGGAAGGCCACCACTCTGCGGGCCACCGATCTGACGAGGAGCAGCGCCTTGCGGCCCGCCGACAGGCTCATAAACCAGTCCACCCTGCCGATACGGCGCAACTGCTTGTCCCGCACGAGCAGTTTCCTGCCCTTCCGTAACTGTTGGCACAAAGTCCATATTTGAATATTTATACATTTCATTGCCGGGGCGGCCATACGTCATACCAAACGTATTCGCCCGAAATCGATTCATACCCCGAGGAACAGCATTCGGCCAGTAAGGCGCTCCCATTTCAATCGGCTCACCTGGAGGTGAAGGCATTCTGCCTCTTGGACTAAACCCTAATTCTCCTCCATAATTAGACCGACGATAAATTTCATCTCCCGGAATACCATGAGTCATATAATACTGATTTGCCTGAAAACGACTCATGCCTCGAGGCACATCAAATCCGGCATTTATCGTCGGACCTTCTGGGGACGGCATTCTGCCTCGCAAGCGGTAACTTAGTTCTCCGCCATAAAGCGGCTGTTCTTGTGTAGCAGGGCCTCCCGGCAGCCGCGAAAACGTCGTCACGCCCGGACGCATCGCCCGTAATACTGGGATTGCTTGCTCCAGCAATGCAGGGTTCAACCTATCTTCTGCGACCATTCGAGCATTTTCATATTCTTGGGGAAATGCGGCATGAAGGGCTTCTGCTCGACGACGATATGCCTCGCCCGCAGCCATAGCTTCATTATAACGCTGGCCCACAGGTGTAGCCATATCCGCGCCGCCCAACTCGGCACCAATACCCTGCAAAACATTGTAGAGTTTGTTAATTGGACCTACGTCCCCAAAGTAAGGATTTTCCGCAGCAACTCTTTTCGCCTCTTCTTTTGTCATGCGCTGATCAGCCATCTCACATCTCCTTCGTAACGCGGGCCATCATTCCGGGCATTTCCGGGTGTGGCGCATAAGCATGTCCATCTTCTCCACGAAACGCGCCTTCCGGCATTTCGTGATCCTCAAGCGGCAACGCCATCTGGCGTCCCGCCATCTGATCTTCGTGACCTTCGTAAGTATCGCTGATCGGGACTTCGGTGCTTTCCTGCACAGCCTGATCGGTAATTTGCGCGTTCTGCTGCGGCGACATTCCCACATTCTTGAGCAGAATGTCGAGACGCTTCGTGATTGCGTCGTAAACCTCGACCTCTCTTTTTTCGAGTCTCGCCTGGGATTTGCCTTTTTCCTTCGCCAACTCATCCATAGAGGCTTGAAGCGCCTGCTGCATCTGCTGAAGTTGTGCGGCAAGCATCTGCTCGTTTTGCGACGGGCCTTGACCGAGCGCCTGCGGGGGAACCATGCGCTTCAAACGCTCCGCAGCTTCTTCCGCCATCGGGAAGTCGCCAGCGCGGAACATGATGTCGCCAATAACACTCGTCAGCGCAGGGTTCTGCGTCAGGATCAGAGTCAGCGCATTAAACGCTTCTTCACGTCTCGTCGCATAGCCCGGACCCACATCAGCCAGCACTTCATAACTTCCGACCGCCGGGTTCAGCACCCGCCCGATCACTTCGTTATTCTCATTCAATTCCAGCATATGCGCTTGCTGCAACTGCGGATCGAGCTTGACTTCCAGACTCTCATTGTTCTCAGCCAAAATCATCACAACACGGTTGGTGTCGTAAACTTTCGGCACGAGATCAAGAATGATCTTACCCACCTGCCGAATAGCAATCGCCAGATGGTCGATAAAATGATAAGTCGCGCGGTCGCCCTGACGCTGCCGTTCAGCAATCGCCTTCCCCGTGCGTTCATTTCCCTGCATACCCAGTTGGTTTTCGTATTGCCCGGAAACCATCTGCATTTCAACATTCGCCACTTCCATGCCTTTTAGCGCGACCGGCGACGGCACAGGTGGTTCAATACGAGAAGGTGGAGGCAAAGGCTTACCATCATCTCCAACAGACTTATAAGGCAGATACGCATGATTTTGGCGATTCGCCGTAGCCCAGTATTCCTCAAAGCCTTCTACGCTTTCCACTCCAACGATCCATGGAGTTTTGGACTGCAAGGCTCCGTATTCTACTGCAGCAGACGCCCAATAGTTATACATACGCTGAGGGTCTTTTAACGCACGGGTATGACCTTTACGGTCCAGCCTTCCCTCAATAATCGTTTCCTCACCAACAACTGGAATAATCGGAATGGTCTTGCCGATCCAAACCTTTTCTTCTTCCTGCACCACATGATTACCAACAATAAAGTGGTAATGGATCACGCGGCGAGTGACATCACGCTTACGAGTCTGGGGATCATCAAAAATTTTACTTTTCGGATCGACCTTCCGCAAGTCCGATGCCATGAGCGTCATTGGCTGACCATCCGGCCCATCGAACATCAGCAGTTCATCGTTCACATCTTCCGCTTCAAAATATTCCGCAACGCGAACATGGTCCTCGTCATACCAGCCCTTTTCACCAACAAGAACTTCCTGCCCAGCAAACTGCTTATACTGCGGATATTTCTGGTCGAACAAATCTTTCGGCATGTCTTCGAAGATAAACGCAAAGCGCGCATCTTCTTTCGCCGGAGCCTTCGCGTCCGGGTCAATATAAACCGTCAGCGGATCTGCGATACTCGTGATATAAATTTCCTGATCGAACGAGTTCTCGTCCACGTAGTCTGTGTTCACACGCAGATAGCCAATGCCAGCTTCGACCTGAAAGCGGGTGGCATAGTCGTAGTGCGCCGGGGCATTTGACTGATACTCAATGTGCCGAGCGATTCCGTCCCAAATTCGAGCACTTTCCGCTGTCGCACCATTACCAGCAGCGCGATACTTAATCCCCGGCTTATTCATCTTCGCATCGTTAATGATGTTCAGATTATGCTGACGGGTCTTGTTGATCGTTAAGGCAGGACGCTCATCGCGCTGCCGATCATTCCACATGCGCGTCGGCCACTGATATTTGTTGTCAGCGTCCGCATTCGCAAAACGAATGTCATCCATGAACAATCTGCGGGCGTAGCTCTCCCAGCCTTCGCAACGCTTAAAACGCTCTTGCGCACGTTTCAGGACTTTCTGGAATTTATCGCTGTCAACTGCTTGCCGTGCCATTTATCCCATCCATCCCAGGCTTTCGCCCAAATTCTGCAACTTACCCATTAACCCGCTTTGACGTTTTAGCGCCCCCGCCACTTTACGACTGCGCCCATCCGATCCACCTTCGTTCGAGGCAATAGCCATGTATCGAAAAGCGTCAGCGGCATGGGACGACCAATCATGCACAGGTTCTGCACTGAACGTCTCAGTCACGGGGTTTTCTTCGTAATGATAATGGCGAAGAGCGTGTAAAAGGCCCTTCTCACATTTTGCAGCGTCAAACCAGCACGTCGGGAAAATGCTTCTCGCCGCAATGATACCGTCGAACTTGCTCAACCTCGGCACAATCCGAACTTGAAAACCCGCATCACGCATCTGCTCCTCGATAGACTTCTTCGACCCTAATGTCTTGGCCCGAGCATCATGCGGCAACCAGCAAATACCATAGTCATAAAGTTCGCCCGTGGAGCCCCTGCGTGTGCGCAGCACATGAATGTAATGATCTAGCCCTTTGAGTCGATTTTCGTAAAAGTCCACGACTCGTCGTTGCATTCCGACGTATTGCTCGAAGATAATTGCCGTGCTGTCTGACCGGCCAAGATCGAAATACAAATTAACAGCAGAGCTAGAATGGTGAGGAACGTGTGTGATACGACCTTCTTCAGCGCAGTCACGAAGTTCGTCCGCATAAACCGCTCCTTCCAGACTTTTCCTGCACTCACCTTCCCACACATGCAGATAAGCGTCACGATCCCGCACTTTTAAGTCGAGCATTTCTTGCTTCAAAACCTGCGGAAACCACGGATTATCACGCCATGAAATTTTCTGCACAATCGCGTTTTTCGGCGGCTGCAGCACAAATCTTACATACGTATCATCGCTTTCAAGCTCCGGGTTAAACGAAGCCCAGATTTCAGAACCTTCCTTACGAATCGTAGGAATGAGAACGTCCCACGAAGTTTTCGTGACCTTGTTCGCCTCCTCAACCCAGCAAATGTCCACACCTTCATATGACTTAATCTTCGTGACATTATTTCGAATGCCTTCGAAAGAAAATTCAGACCCTGTGGACGGGCAATAAATTCTTGCCTGCTCGATCTGATAAAAACCTTGCAATCCTAACAAATCAATCTGATCACTTAAAACTCTGTGCACCGAGTCACGAATTGAATTTTGCAATTCACGAGCACAAAGAATGCGAAGGGGGCGCTTCGCCGCAAGGATCACAAGTGCTCTCGCGATCCCCCACGACTTTGCTCCACCACGCCCCCCATACAACACGCGATAACGCACAGGCATACTATTGACTTCTGGCCAGAATAAGCATTGGAGCTTTTCCGGCCATTCAATCACTTTTGCATTTTGTGCGGTTAAGTCCATCTTATACGCAATCCGTAATGGGCTTATTTCTTCTTGGCCTTGGCGACCTTGGTATTGTAAGCTGCAAGGCCCTTTTTGTCCATCTTCACGTCTTCCTTAGAGCCCTCTTTAACGCCCTTTTTACGGAGCGCTGCATCTTTTTTCTTGTCCATCGGAGAGCGCTCCCACTGCGCCATCGTCATTTTGCCTTTAGCCATATCATTCACCCCCGAGTTTCTTACTCGCCTTCAAATTCTTCAGCTCTTTCTGCTGAGTATTCGGAGCGATACCACCACGATTAGCTTTTGCCGCCATCAACTTTTTCATGTCGTGGTGAACAGACATCACATGACTCGTCCGGCCATCAGCATGAGTTCCACAGTATTTTTTCATTTCAATCCTCGCTTTTAGCCCTGTCCCACAACTTAAACCCGATCTGCATGGACAGATAAATGCAGCCGAGAATAGGTGCAAAAATCGCAGCTACTTCCGACACAACTTTTACAGACTCAAGCCACAAAGGTAAAGAGACCATGCCAGCCGCGACAACCATGGAAATTTTATCCACGCCGGACACGGCCAGCCCAAAATCGTGATGTTCTATCGGCATCGTCTTTTCCATCAAGTCATCGTGATATAATAGCCATACCAGTTATTTGCCGGGATAGCAGTTGCTTTAGTCGAGTCAACAAAATAACGCTCAGGATACGTCGCAGATGGCGCACCGGGGTTTAAACTGGTCGTCGGCGTTCCACCTGCACCACCGCCCGCAACACCTTTCGACGACGCGATATTGCCAGTAATCACCAAGTCTGTATTACCAATAACCGCACCCGTCGCGTTCAAGATTTCAATAGAAACCGGCGGCGTAGCGTTCAACGGCGGGAGATTGATCAAATTATCCCGAATGCCCACGCTAATCGGCGTAGAAAGCGACATGCCAATCACCGCGCCCGAAGTGTTCAGCGAGGAAATCACATTCCGCGAGAACTCCGAGGCTTGAATCTGCCCCTGGATCAAGATGCCGTAAGTCTCAAACTTAATACGACAATCCAGCACATAAACCTGCGTAATGCCCGGAGCTGCAGCAGGCGCTCCTGTCAAAGAAGGAGGTTCGCAATAAATGCCCATACCTCCCGAAATGATCGAAACCTTGCTAAAGATCATTCCGCTTACATACGAGGCCTGCGCAAAACGAATGCCTACCGACGAGGCACTCACATAACCACTATTGATCGTCACTTTATCGCGAACAACATCATACCCAACCGCGACGTTCGAGATCATATTATCCGCAAACGTATGCTGCACTTGAGCTTCCGAACTCATATAATCGGCAATGCCAATCGCATTCGGCACAGCCGTGACAGTGATAGGGACAGCAATCGTCTGTGCTGTCGAAACTTGATACGTCCCGACACCGCCCGAACCTGTAATCGTGTTCAAAATCTTAGTCGTCGGATAAACACCAGCACCCGAAAGCAACTGCCCAACTTGCAGTGCTCCACTCGTCACGCCCGTCACAGTCATAATAGAATTTTGCACGTTAAGCGGATCTGGCGCAAGAGTCGCCGTCACCACCGCGCCGCCGTCCATATTACCATACATCACATTATTTGAGGCCGTGACCATCCCAGACTGCGTAGTAGCAGACTGCTGCTGATACGTGATGCCGTAAATCGTGAAATCTTTCAGCACATTCCCAGTGATCGAGATATTATCCGCAGCACTATTTAGATAAATACCCCACAAGCGAATACCCGTCGCCACGTTATCTGCGATAGTCACGTTTTGCGAAAGCGACAAATTCGCATACAAAGGCGTAAACGTCGTAGACTCAACCTTTGTGAAATACTTGCAGTGTTCCGCAACATTTCCAACCAAAAGCACATTTTTGGAGCCTTGCGAAATATCGCAGCAGAACCCGCCGTTATAATCCGCACCTGGACCATCCGTGCCCATCACATTACGATAGATATTTCCAGAAACCACCACATCATAACAATTAGAGAGCGTCATGGAGTGATAGCACGGGGACTCCACAATGCACCCGATAATCGAAAGTTTCCGATGATACTGCGAAGTGCTGTCGAGCGGCGGTTGATTACCAGCGCAGATGTCATTCAGATTTGTCGTGAAATAGCAATCACGGATCATCGTGTCTTGCACACAATCATTCACCAGCGGATCAATAATCACTGATCCATAAGCGTGAACGAAACTCAAAGATTTGATCGTGGTGCGCTGACCGTTTCGCAGACCAAAGAAGAAGTCGGGGCCATAAAGGGTAGGAGCTGTTGGGAAATAGGCCCCACCATTTACTGGATTGAAGATCCAATCGTCATACCATTCCAGCTTCGAACCTTCGCCATTGCCAAACACAGTCTGCCCATTTTTCAGCAGCCAGCCAGACGTGCGGTGCACTTCGCCAATTCGCGGGTGAATAGCTGGATTGCCCCAAGGCTTAACTTTGTAAGTTCCATTCGGGAAATATACGTCTTTACCTAGCGCCAATGCGTAAGTTATGCCAGATGTATCATCCGTCGCGCCGTCACCAGTCGCTCCAAACCACTTAACATTAACCGCCTCTCCCCTCCATTCCAAAACGCCGGGAGAAATCTGTTCCATGCCGCTTCGCAGCCACGCAGTCGTGCCATCACCACCTGTCGGTAAAATCACCGTGCCGCCGTTATCCGAAAAACACAGACCCGTCATCGCAGTAGAAGCTGTGGTAAGGTCCACAAAACTTCCGTTGCTCGTGCCAGCCGGAACATCATACAGAAACACGCCTTGCGCGTTCACAAGACGATAAACACCTGCGCCGCCCTCACCAAAATTCGGAATGCCAATCTGCCAATCAGCATGAGTCGTGCCGGAACCGCCGACTGTTTCCACCGCAATGGTGATCGTAGAGCCTGCATACGCAGTCACACGACCTTGCATATAATCCGTCGCCGCCGAAGCACTTTTCGCCTGCAACACATCGCCAACTTTAATCGCAATCTGCGAGTTCAGCGACCCAACATCGAAAGTCGTCGAAACAGTCACCGGAGCAACCGGCGCGACCGGAACCGTCAAGTTCGTCGAAGAAGTCAGCAGCACAGACGGCGCGATATAAACATTATCGGCAAGCCCCGCCCACGTAATCTGCATGTTGTCAAGGATTGTGCCTGTAACCGCAGAGGCCGTCAGCGTCGAGTTTGTATAAGCTGCGTCATATACCGAAAGCATCGGCAAGATAACCCAGTCATTCACGACAACGCCAGTTCCACCCACCGCAGCCGGAACGATGAAAAACGGATATGGAGGAGCAACAGAGCCACCACCATCGGCTCCATATCCGACAACGCGACCGTAAATGTAATTCGCAGGGTTGGACTTGCTATACGCAATCACATACGCACTATCCTCAAACGGGTAAGTGCTTGAAGACTGCTGCACCTGCAGCGTTTCATACGTGCCGACATAAGGAATTACCGGAATCGCCAACGCAGTTGTGGACGTGATGTTCACAATCGGAACAATCACCCAATCCGAATAATTACCCAGTCCTCCAACTTCCGTAACATTCACCACCATATTATAAGGCGGTGTTGATCCAGATGTGTAAGAAGTAATCTGCCCTTTCATATAATTCGCAGGGTTTCCCGCACTATACGCCAGCACCCACTGGTTATTGGGGTCCAGTGCGCCCGCAGGATAAACCACGAACGGGTAAGTCGTGGCAGACGCATTCACCACAAAAGTTTTCGCACCAAGCCCGACCGCCAAATTCGTCGTAGACGAGATGTCCGTGCCCATGCCAGTCACAGTCGTGACCAACACCGTCATACTCGTTCCCGCAAACGCCGTAACCGTTCCCCACATCATATTATGAAAATCGGTATAATCTCTCAGCGTAACAGCATCGCCAACCGTTATCGGCGTCGAAAGGCTCGACGTGTCGATTTCAAAAGTCTGCGAACCCGGACGAATTTCATAAGGCGTTTTGCACGAAATCGAAACATTCGTGACCGAACCTGGAGTCGGGTAATTCTGCACTACTCCAGTAAAATCGGTATTCGTGCCACCAGTTACGCCATAAAAACTGCCGCCCCCACCGTCTCCCGAAGCAGTATATCCGTCCACAACCACCGTTGTCGTCGCGTCCGGCGGAAGATCACGCAAATCCGCAATCGTCGTCGCCTTCTTCACCAGATTTGTCGGGACGATACCGTAATACTGCCCAAGTGCGGTCATTTTATCACCTATTCGCGTAAGCGTAAGTTTGTGCAGCTAAAATGCGCGCATCGGCAGTCAAATCTGACCATCCGTAATACGCTTTCAGCACTCCCCGCACGTAAGTCCAAGCAGTTTGCAGTTCCGGCCAGAACGCATCGTAATAACTAATCGTGATCGGGTCTTGGGAGTCGTTATGATTTGCGTTCAAATCATTTTCCACTACCGCAAGCCACGTCAACCCCGGACCTGCCCCGGTTGTTCCGGTAAAATTAAGCAGTGCCCCACGGCTTTGCCCATTCGTCAACGGCAGCGCCGTCACCGGCAACTGTGGCACACCGTAAATCGGCGTCACCCCATCCGAATAAACATATCCAACCACGCCCGGAAGGATAAACGCGGAGATGATGCTTAAATTTAACACGCTCCAATTATTATTTGTCAAAGCTGTCAGCAAAAACCCAACGCCGGGACCAATGATATATCCTATATCCCCCGGAACACCTTCAATCGTCGAGTCTTCCGCATAAATCGTGACATTATGCGCAGAACTGTTTCGAATGAAAAGCACTCGCCCTTCAAGCGCCTGCGGCAGCGTAACGCCTGCCCCCAGACCACTTGAACTTACGATTTCCGTAAGCGTGAAATAAATCTTTTGCGAGTTTGCCGCCGTCCCACCAACGGTCGCCCCAATCGCTCCAGACACAGACCAAACTGGATTTCCGATGACCGTGTTCAGTTCATCGCCATCAATCAGACGATACCCTGATAAAAACGGATCTGGCGTCATGTCTTTTCTCCAAAAGCTCAGACGCTCGGCTTATACGCCAAAATCTGTTGCTTCCGTTCTTCGGTTAATAATCCAATCTGCACAAGATATTCCAAACCCTGTGCAACTATCGGATCAGCAAAACTAATATAAGACGCACCTGCTGCAGCCAGCGTGAACAACTTCACCTGCGGATCAACCGACTCCACAAGCGCCTGCTGTTCACTTGGATCAAACAGCCCCATAAACTCCAAAAACGACAGCACCACCGGCTCTTCTGGGCGAGGGTCCGGCGGCTCAGGCGTATTGCCTTCTGCAACCCAAGCTAGATAATTCCGATAATCCGTATTATTTTCATCGAATGGGATATACGAGTTTGATGCACGATTGAAAACCGTGTTGATCTCACCTTCACCATTCATGAGCAATTTATACATTTTACAGCTCCGCTGAGAAGATCACGTAGTTCAGTGAAGAAGTCGATACAATGCCCAGAGGGCGCGCAACAATCATTGTTGCCGCTGCGCAGTTTGCTCTAAACGAAAAATACGACCTCCCAAAAACAATCGTATCAATACTGGTAAAAGTATTATACGTGGACCCATCGTTTATATACAAAAATGGGACAGGCGCACCGGCAGGCACCGAAACTGTCGGTGCAGCCCTCATCGGATATGGAAGCGAAAACTGGCCTACTGCTGTCGAAAGCGCAATGCCTCCCATCACATACCAACCATCGGCAATAAACCCGACGCAATATCTCCGGCAAAGATTGGCTTCCAGCGCAATCGAACGATTTTCAAAGTTTGTCGCAGTCGTGCCCATTTCTAACTGCACACCCGAGATTTCCCAAGTGCCGGAAGTCTGCGCCCCAACTGAGAACTCAATCTCAATGCCGTTCGCCGCGTTCGCACCAGCATTAAACGTCGCGGAATACGTCGCATACGCATTCGTAACCGTAAACGTGCCAGTTGCAATCTGCGTTTTCGCCGCGAAATTATCCGTGGCATTCGCAGAATACGCAGTCCACGTCACCGTCGTCAGGACCGAGTTCCGCAACTGTGCCGAAAGCGTAACATTCTGCGATGTCATTCCAACGCAGTTAAAACTTTCAATCCGCTGCGCAAACTTAATGCCCGTAACACTCGCCGCACCCGTGAAGCGATAACCGGACAAAAAGTTGCCGATCGTCCCGACAATCTGCTGTCCCGTAACATTCGCGCCTGAACAAGTCACAAACCAGCGGTCCACACTGTAAACCGCAGCCGCGCCTGCCGTAAAAGTCTGCGGATTTGTGATGTTTCTCTGGTCAATCAGTATCGAACCGTTGATAATACGATTTCGTGTCGTGTATGAACCGGCAAGCACCGCCAGATTGCCCGCAGCATCCGTCGTCAGCGTTTTCGCATTCCCCATCGCAGAGGGAATACCAGGGATCAGATACGGGGGCTGTTGAACATTAACGCTCATTACATTTCTCCCGCAACAATCTTATGACCAGTCGTCGCCGCGTTCACGGTAATCGCCTGCGTCGAGATCGGCCCATTATCCGAGTCGTACGAACCACACGCCAAAATCTCAATCGACGTTCCGTTATTCACACCAGCCGCACCTGTAAAGCTAATATAAATGCTTTCCACCGCAGCAATGCCCTCACCCGTCGCCGTGCAGGGATTTTGGATATAAATTCTTTTGCGCGAAGTGTTGCTCGCCATCAACGTCTGCGAAGTTCCACCGAGCGTCAGCGCCACATTTTTGCTCGTATAAGTTCCCGTAACCGGCGATACCGTAACCGTGCCGACCACCGGAATATTTCCAGACGCATTTGGCGCAGTGCAATGAAACGGGCTATTCGGATCGCAAACCGCAACGCTATACTGAATAGTTCCGCTCGCGCCGCCTCTCGTGCTTAACTGTGCAAACGCTGCAGTAACGCAAAAAGCCCCAAACATCAGGGCTGTCGATGCAAGGAGCTTTTTCATTCTATTCTCCAAAATTTCCTAAAAGGAGAGGGGGCTTTTTGCCCCCTCATTTCGCAATGCTTAGTTATACGCCCAAGCGTAAGTGGTCGCGCCGCCCGTGTTCGTGCAAGCGACAACGCGAGTAACCGCACCCGTCGCGCTGACCGCCGAGCCATACGTGCCGGTGCCATACGCCGTGCCATTGCTGACCAGCGCAATCGCGCCCAGCGTTCCAGCCGCGCAAGAAGGCAGGTTCGCAATGGTCGAGGTCGGCAGGATCAGATAGCTTGTAACAGTCGGAGCAGTCAGCACATACGCTTTAAGCTGCTGCGTCTGGATAACTTCCGTTTGCGGATTAACACCGCCACCGCCGAAGTTCATCGTGGTTGAAGCAACCGTCTGCGACGGCGAAACAACCCAAGACGTGCCCGAACCCGAAACGATCTGCGTTCCCGGCTGCACATTCGCACCAGTCACATTCTGACCGACATAAATGCCCGTGCCGCTCGAAACCGTCAGCGCCGTGCCCGAGATCGAGCCCGTGGTCGAAACAGCATTCGCCAACAGATTGGTGTCAGCCGGAATAGCCTCCAGACCAGTCAGCGGCGAAGTGGCCGCATTACCAGTCGGCGGCGAAGCCGTGGCAATCGGATAACCCGGAAACTGACCAGCAGCAAAAGCGGAGCCCACACTCAGAAGCGCAAGCAGTCCGCCGTAAAGAGCAACTTTTTTCATCATTTGCCTCTTATGAGCGAGATAGCTCCGCGCAGTCCGTCACTCTGCACGGGATTTCCAACATTCTGGGTGACGCCAGACTGATAATCAGGATTTGACGGCACAAAGCGGTCAGGAGCCTGATAATTCGCATTGCCTTTCCGGGCATCTTTTCCAAACATTCCGGTCTTTTCATCGAATTTATATTCGGTGGAATGCTGAATATCGCTGGAATTAACGCCTCGCAACGGGCGTTCTGAAAGGACTTTGCCGCTATTATTGCTTTTCGCCATTTTTCCAACCTTGCCTATGCGGCACAGGGAGCATTCCGCTCACGGGCCTTGGCCTGCCAGCATACTGGCCCCCTTCCCGCCTCCCGTCAATCTTTTTCCCCCAAGAAACTCTCAAAAATGGCTCTGACCTAACAACAATTTCAAAACATTATGAACAACAATCGTTACAATCCCCAGCCCGACCAGTTTAAGCACATGAATTTCCCAATCAGGCGGAATCAAATCGGCATCCTCTCCATCCAATGCAAAATCGGGATCACGCCCTGCGTTTCCGCCCGCAAAATCGCCCCTTTCAACGTCGTTTCGACGAGTTTTGTGTCCGGGCATTTACTTAAATGCCTCGCTGCGACAATCCCAAGAGGCTTTTTGTCCGGCCAAACCTGCTCCACAATCGGGAAATACAACTCATGCAGCTGCCTCATGCCCTGATCCACGTCAGTCAGCTTACACTCAATCACCACAATCCGTTTCTGCCCCTCAATAATCAAGTCCATCTGGCAATGCCCCGGACCATTCAAATCCTTAAATTCAAACCACTGCCCATGTTCCGCGCGCGGAATCGCGGCGCTTAACGCTTTTTCATAGCGCAAGCCTGCCGCTTTCGAGCCTTTCGGCCTGCTTTTTGGGATATGGGCGGGGCGCAAACACCTCGCCGCATAAACCAGCCCGACCACGCTTCTATGATACACCTTTACCCCTTGGCGTAAGGGGCTTTTTTCTCCCCAATTTTCATGCCAGCCTTTTTCGCCGCTCCGACCGCTTCCGCCTTGCCTTTTGCATCGCCACCGCCCAGCACCTTATTGGCCTTGGCCTTAATCTTTGCAGCACTGCTTTCCGACAACTTACCTTTTTTCACCATCTGCGTAGCCCGCGCTTTCGCATTCGCAGCGTGAGCCCGATCCGGCATCGGATATTTCTTTTCCCCTGGAAGCCCAAACTCCCCTTTCGGGATTGCCTTACGCGCTTTCGTCGTCAATTTTGCCATTTTTTCTCTCCGCAACCCAAACCCAGATTTCTTTCCCCCTCACTTCCAGCATCAATTCGCCATTCGGATGATCTTTCGGGGAAAACTGCAAAAACCCATACGCCCGGAGGGGAAAAGGGCCGCTTTCCACTGCTTCAATCTCCAGCAGCCCTTCGAACACTCCAAGCCGATACCGCGTCATTTTTTCTTCACTTTTGCAGGCAGCTTTTTCATCGCGCCTTTGCCCTTCACCTCAAATTCCTTCCCCACGCTCTGCGGAATGCCGAGCCGCTTTGCAGCCTTTGGGTCATGCGCCACCATCGCCATCATCTTCGCTTGCGCTTTACTTTTCGCGGGCATCTTAAACTCCTTGCATCGTCACAATCACAGACGGGATCGCGGGGCGCGCAGGACTCACGCCCGGAACCGCTGCTTGCGCAGCCCTCGCATACAGCCGCATATTCACATCCAGCGACCACCACGCCAATTCCAAATAATCTCCTGCCGCCAACGGCAGCACAAAATTCCACGCCGCCACGACTTTCGCATTGTTGTTATTCGCATCACTCGACGTGTTCGACCACGCCAATGGCTGACCATTTTTCTTCAGCCAGATCTCAAATGTGTCCTGCCCGGAGTCCGTTTTATCAAACTGCGCGGAGAACTGCAGATTATAAACTCCCGCTCGAGTGACAGTTATCTGCGAGCCGCTGACAATGCTAATGCCCAACGACGAGTCCACCGTGTTGAACGTCATAATCTGTTCATTTTCCGCCGTCGCCGGGGGAGCCGCTGGCTGGATTGTCGTGTCATACGCGGAGATGTAATCACTTGACGCCGCCAACGAAATCGGAATAAACGAGAAAGTCCATTTCCGAAGTTCCTGCGCCACGAACAAACACGCGGTGCTTGCGCGCTGCAAAATTCCCACATCGCCCGTTGTGCCGTCGATTGCTGACCCGCCGTCCGCAAAAACCCGCATGTCCGTGGCGGAATTATTGTAAACCAGCACGACTTTACCCGGAAGCGCCACCGGCAAGGTCACGCCTGCGCCCGTCGCCCCAACCGTCGCAACATTCGCAATCGCCTCAGTGATCTTCGTGCTCGTCGCCCGCGTCCCGCCTATCGTGGCCGTCAGGGGCCTGCTATACGACCACACCGGGTTTGCCAGCGCCCCGTCCAAATCCTGCCCATCCTGCAGGCGCTTCCCAAAGTCGAACGGTTGTGGAAATGTCATCTTTCAACCCTTTCCTAAACAATCTTACACGCAATCAACTTTTCTTTATTTTCCAGCCACGCCTCACAAACAAATTCATACCCATCTGCGATAATCAGCCCGTTACTTGCCCGCACCAGCAGCACAACCTGTTCTGCCCCCGTGAACTGCCGATATTCCATTTTTGCTGCCCGAAAAATATCTTTCACCTTGAAATATTGCACATTTTCCCGGCGAAGTCTATCCACCAAACCTATCGCTGTTTCGCGACTAAAATGCAGCGTCAAATAATCTTCCGCAGCCGCAAAGCCATCTTCAATCATTTCGACACCTTTTGCTTGTTGGCTGGAACCCACCCGCATTTCAGCGCCATGCCGACTGCGTTATGCTCTTTGATCTGCGCAATCGTCGGGGGCGTGTCGTGCTTTGAATAGTAAATCGCCCGCGCCGCCTCGCAAAATGAAGCCCCTTGCGTCGCATCAGTCCCGTCTAAAGGGGTCGTCGTCTGACACGCCGTCAGGGTTGGCAGCAATAGAAGCCCGCACAGCTTCCCGCGCCGCGACGGCGATCTGCGCGTCTTTGACTTGGCGTCTAAGCGCATCCAGTTGCTCCTGCACTTTTCCCGCATTTGCCAGATTTCGAGCGTAGAGAAACTCGAAAATCTTCCCGACCGCGCTGAACAAAGCGCCCAGCACGGTCAAAAGCGCGGGGATCACTGCCCCTTCGTCCCGCCAGTCACGTTCCAGTCTTTCGCCGCCACAAGGCCAATGCCAATCAGCGCGTTCTGCAGATCAACCCAGTTGATGTCTTTCGTCTGCCACGCATGAGCGAGCACAGAAATAAGGGTGAAAATGCCCGGAAGCGTCGTCATCCAATTCGTAAACATTTCACTCTCCAAAAGGTTAAGGCGGGACGCCTCAGTTACACGGACGGGACGTGCCGTCACGAAACCAGCATTCCACAAACTTCGCATCATCATGAGTGCTTTGGCATCCGGCCAGCAGCATAGCCGTCCCGAACAGCACCAAACACGCCAGCGTGGCGCAAATCACAAATCTTACAGCCTCTTGCAGCATTTCGCGCCCCTTCGTTGAAGCGGACATTTAAGCGGACTTCTTCACGGCTAGAGCCGCAGGCGCTTTGGGCGTCTGGTTCGCCTGCTTCAAGGCGTCCTGAAAGGACCGGGCATAGCCCGCGATCAGGCGGGCGCGGTCAGTGCCGTTGATAATGCGCCGCGCCGCCACGTAATCGCATTTCCCCGGCCCGATGTAATCCGACAGTTTCTTGCCTGTAAAAAGGCCCAGCACCATGCCCCGAAAGGCAATGTCGAGTGCAGTCGGCCATTCCAGCGCTGCGTCCGGGGGCGAAACTCCGAAAAGTTTGTAATTGCGTTCCCAAGTGATCTGCACGAGGCCTCGGCCATAAAACGGGAAATAGGGTTTTTTCTGCAGGTATTTTTGTCCGCCCCGCTCGCGAATGGGCTGCATTTCGAACGCCGTCTCGTGCACGACAGTCGCCAACAGATAGGCAAGTTCCGCGTCCGGCATTTTCGGCCACTTCGCATCGCGATAGGCCAAGATCTGCGTCATGCCGTCTACTTGTTTCGCCGTGAGGCGTCCTCCAAAAACCGCCCTGCGAACTCGCTCGAAGAAATACGTCTCGTTCATTTTGCGCTCTTGCGGCTTGCCCGCATGTTATCCACGAGGTTCGGGTAAGGACGGCCAGCAGCTTTTGCGGCAGCTTTCGCACCCGCCTTCGCTTTTGCAGTCAGGGCTTTGGGCTTGCCTAGCGCCTTGGGTCGGGGTTTTTCCCAGACAGGTTTCTTGTCGTCCGCCCCCTCTGCGGCACATTTCGAACATTTCGCCATATCAGCAGTTCCACGCCCGGAGGCTTTTGTTAATGCGGGAGTTCGGGTCTTTCGCAGTTTTTTCGCTCGTGAGCTTTTTCTTCATCCCAGACATTCTCGCGCAAAACGATTTCTTCCGTCCAGCTTCTGCCTCAGACTTAGGGTGCGGGGCGGGCGGTTTCAGGTTCATGCCCTGCGCCTTGGCGCTCGCTCGCCCTTTGGCGTTCAGCCCGCCCTTCGGGTTTTTACCTTCGGCCCGTTGCCATGCTGGAGTTTTCGCCATTTCACACCTGCCGGTTGGCCCGTTTCGCCATATATTCCGCGCGGAGCCTGTCCCGTTCCTTCGCGTCCGCCTCCCGCTTGGCGATTGCGGCCCCGGTAGCGTCAAATTTGGCCTGCGCGATTTCGGCGTGGGAGGGCTTTGGGACTGGAGTGTGGGGGATGTAAGGCTCCCCGTCAACATCGAAACCGGGAGGCATGTTAAGTTCGTCCGCTAAAAGGGGCCTAGCGATTTCGGGAAGGGCGGGAATTTCAGGCAAAGAGTTGCCTGACAGAGCCGCAGGCGCCTGGGTTGTGGGTAAGGTCGGGACGATTTTGGCGTCGAGGGTTTCAGGCTCGGCTGTGGCGGGGGAGACGAAGTTGATCTGGAGCGCCAGTCCCGCGCCCCCGACTGACAGGTTCGCCGCCTGCGGCGAGGGTCCGCCTTTGGCTGTGGCGATGGAGCGATCCGCCATGGTCGTGAACAGGTCCATAAGTTCCCGCTTCGAAAACTTTTCCGGTTCACTTTCAAAACGCTCTTGCAATTCTTCCAGAACGCTGGTCCCAAGCGCCGCCATGCGCTGGTGCACGTCCACGTAGACCTCATTCAGTTCCTCTGCGTAGAAAGAAACGAGTTCCTGAAAGGCAGGATCATTCTTTAAGTCAGAGATCCGCGCCACGGTCAGCCCGCAGAGGTTTGAACATTCCAGCAGGCTTTTGCCCGAGGCGACCGCTTTTGCCAAAAGATGATGGTTGTAGCGGAGCGTCTTGATCCGGGGCACCCCCTTTTGCCCGCTCCCCATGTGATCCCACATCGAGGCAATGTCGGCCTCCGAGAGGTGCCGTGGCACCCCGTAGGTGATCGGGGCGGGTCTGCGGCCTTTTCCGGGCGGGGCGATATACATGCTGGCTCCAAACGGTTAGTTCCATTTGGGACTGAGTATATCATGGGTCTGAGCGAATTACAAACAGAGCTGCAATAGGTTGCGCGCACGGCGCGCTGGGTCTGACTGCTTGGCAATTACTGCATGGATAAGAGGAAGGGGAGTAAAATAGACCCATCACCTTTTTCATGGCTCAGACAAATGTTGGATCGGCAAAGCATTACAACAATCCCTTGCTGGGCCAGTCCCCCGGCAGGCTGCTGGCTGCGCCAGTTGGTTGGAAGGGAGCCTAAGCTCCCTCCTCGTCCATACCATATGTAATATTCGACTCGTCTATAAACGAAAACTCCATGAACCATTGACCAAACTCGTTGAACATGCGACTCCCGGCCATTGTTTTCATGTCTATCGCTTTTCGCATGATAGACTCGATTGGCATGGCGAGTCCCGTATCACTCACATAATCGCCAACATATGCGGCGAGTTGCTCCGCGTGCGTCATATTGTCCCCCGATTTCAAAAAGCCTATCGCTTATGCGACTCAGACACACTATTAGGTTAAACCCATCATGTCAATTACCCCAAAGCAAGAAAAAACACATTGGCGCGATTTTCTTGCATAGGCCGTAAACGCCCCAAAAACGCCCGCCCATGCGCAAAACGAGTCGCCGCTATATAT